TTGTATTCGAAATTAATACTGCCCCAGGATTAGAAGGAACTACGCTTGACAAATATTCAAAAGCAATTTATAATTACTATAGGAGTCTATAATTATGTCAGTAGAAATAGGTAATTTCGTTACATTCTTTGGTCTTGAAGAAGAATTTAATCATGTAACATTCAAAGATATTGATTTGTTTATTGATGGTTTAGCTTGGTATAAAGTAGAAGATGCTGGTGATGATTGGTTAGATGTGCAAGCACATGATGCTTCTAGAACTATCCATGTAAATCAAGTCTTTGACGAGTATCAAGTGTTTACTAAAGAAAACCTTAGAGAACATTTAAAATCAATACTTAGTACTAGTAAACATGCTGACATTTGTAATAAAATTAGACAACTATATCGTAAACAAGAGTTTCAATTTAAAGGAGTATACGGGTGAGATGCTTAGCTTGTAACAAAGCGTTAAATGATTTCGAGGCTACACGCAAGTCGGCAACGACTGGCACTTATGTAGACTTATGTAACCATTGTTTTCATGATGTTGAGTATGACATTGAGTCTCTCGAACGAGAAGACTTAAGGGAAACTAACGATGTCGAAGACGAGGTAGAACTTGATGATTTACAAGGAGACTTGCTAGATGGCTTCAAGGAATGATATTACTGGAGATAGACTTATTAATAAAAGACTATCTAAAGAAGGTGAAGATAATTGGGATCGTATCTTTAAAAAACAAGGCATTACTTTAACTGAAGAAGAATTAGCTAATGTAGAAATCATTGCAGATATTGTACAACATCATCATGATAAAAAACAATTAGCTGAGTATGAACTTGACAAGTCCACGGGTGAAGTGATTAAGAATTATAAGCCGTAGAACGCAGGGCATCCCCACGGGTGCCTGCATTCATACGGTATGTAATTACTTATTCATTACATACATTGTAACTTCAAAGCCAAAACGCATTTCTGTCGCTGCTGGTTTAGTCCACATAGTGTAGCTCCTTTTAGTTATAGTATATAAATTTATACTATGATAATATTATACTATAGTTTTACAATTATGTCGTGTGTCAATCTGTTAATAACTACTAAGGATATTCATGAGTAAATTCATTGGTCATATACCTTGTCCAAGTTGTGGTAGCAAAGATAACTTGGCAGAATATGACGATCATTTGTTTTGTTTTGGATGTAAGTATTGGAAGTCTAAGAACACAATCGAAGGAGTTCGCAGAAGATTGGTAACAATCGACGAAGAATGTCCCAATGATTTAAACTTAGATTTAGTACTTGACATTCCTAAAGAACCAATGCAATGGCTATTACAATACGAGATAACAAGTAAAGATTGTGAGACTTACCACATTACTTGGTGTCCGTCAAGAAAAGCTTTAGTGCTTGTATATTTACCACACTATTACCAAGCTAGAAACTTTAACGATGGGCCTAAGTATTTGTCTAAAGGAAACAAACCCTTGCTATTCTATGGTAACAGTGATACAATAATTGTAGTAGAAGATGTTTTATCAGCAATAAAAGTTAGCAAAGCTAACAATAGTTACACAGGGTGTCCTCTACTAGGTTCAAGTATGCCTCTAAAACTTACAGAAACTATCCTAGAACGTTTTAAAAAGGTTTGGATATGGTTGGATAGGGATAAGGCAATTGATGCCGTTAAAATGTCTAGAAATTTAAAACAAAAGGGTATTGATGCAAATGTTATTATTACAGATAAAGATCCTAAAGAGTATAGTACACACGATATTGATTTGATTATAAAGGATAAACAATGAAACAACCTGACGCTTGGCTATATGAAGAATACGATTCTACTGGAGCACTTCGTGCTAAATACCTTTGGTCATTTCTTCCTGCAGATCTACAACAAATTACCAGACTCAAAGACGTGCATCACTTTGTGCTCACGCCTTTGTATCTGGATGTAACTGAAAGAAAGACTTACAATAAAGAAAATAAATATAATAGTAAAAAACTTACAGAAGCCTTTTGTGGCCTGTAGAAAGGAGTTAAATGGTAGAGAAACAAATCATTAAATTGTTTTGTGAAGACGTAAATCTCTTTACAAAGTATTACAAGTATGTTAACATTAATTATATAAAGATTAATTATAATGATATATATAAGTTATTTAATATAGTATCATTATACTATAGTAAATATAATACTAGTACTACTATTACTAATAATGAATTAGAAATATTCTATAATAGTAATTACTTATTGCGTGATCAAGAACGTAAAGAGTTAAGTCTTCTTATTGAAGACATCTTTAATCAAGATACTACTAACAAAAGTATTATTGTGTCACTACTAGAAGAACATCGCAGACGTTCTCTAGCAGGACAAGTAGCTATGATGGCTTTAGATGTAGAAGGTGGTAAGAAATCTACTGAAGATCTTCTTAATTTATTTAATGAGTTTGAACATCAAGAGGTTGAAGCAGATGAAATTACACCAGTGGATATGGACTTGGAAAACTTGTATGACACACAAATATCTACCCCTGGTCTACGTTGGCGTATTGATTGGCTTAATAAATCTCTTGGATCTTTGCGTAAAGGTGACTTTGGTTTTATCTTTGCTCGCCCCGAAACAGGTAAGACTACATTCCTTGCGAGTGAAATTACGCACATGGTGGGTCAAACTGATGGTGACGTACTATGGTTTAATAATGAAGAACAAGGAAAGAAAGTTGGCATCAGAGTTTACCAAGCAGCCCTTGGTTTAACATTACACGAGTTGTTTGAAGATAAAAGTACTAACAAAGAACGATACAATAAACTAACAGGTAATCGTATTCATATCTTAGACTTTGAAGATTCAAGTAACAAGTCTCGCATTGAAGCAGTACTTAAACAATATAACCCAGCTCTTATTATCTTTGACCAGATAGATAAGATCCGTGGATTTAAAGGAGAAAGAAATGATCTTGAACTTAAGCAAATTTATCAATGGGCTAGAGAGATTGCTAAAACTTACGCACCTGTCATTGCCGTGTCACAAGCATCGGGCGAAGCGGAAGGCAAGTTATTTCTAACAATGGATCAAGTCGACGGCTCCAAAACGGCTAAGCAGGGCGAAGCCGATTGGATCCTAGGGATAGGTAAAGAACAAGATAACCTTAGTCGTAGTAGATATTTTAATATCTGTAAGAATAAATTAGTAGGTGATAAAGATACTTTACCTGACCTAAGACATGGTTCTACACAAGTGTTAATTAAAGCAGACATTGCAAGATATATTGATATTTAAATTAAAGGAGTATCTATTTTGGATAATGATTTTACAGAAGTTTTAAATGCTAGACCTGACTTAAACAGAGCAGACATCTATGATATAATAGATCTAATGGGTCCTAATGAAACTCTGCTTGAAGCAGTAAATAAATATTACCCACTTAACCAAGGAACTGGCGATTGCGCAGCTTAATATTAGATGTTGAGACAACCATAAGTAATAAGGGCAATCCATTTGATGAAAGGAATAAACTTTGTTATGTTGGACTCTATAGTACTGATGGCACTTACCTATATGATATTGATTATAGCGGAAGTCCTAACAGAGAAAGACTTGACGCTATACAAAGAAGCATCGACAGTCACGATACTCTTGTTGGCTTTAACATTAAGTTTGACTTGCATTGGTTAAGACGCTATGGAATTAATTTTATGGATAAGCGTATTTGGGATTGTCAGTTGGCTCATTTTATACTTACGGGCCAACAACATCCCTATCCAAGTCTCAATGGCGTTGCTGACAGCTATGCTTTGGGTAGTAAACTTGATATCATTGCTACTGATTATTGGAAGAACGGAATAGATACTGACAAGATACCTAAAGACTTGTTAGAAGAATACCTCACACAAGATTTGCAGTTAACGCAAAAAGTGTATGAGAAACAGATGGAAGAATTTGCGGCTGGTACAAAACAGATGCAAAGACTTCTTAGTTTACATAACCAAGACTTATTAATATTAGAGGAGATGGAATACAATGGTCTTAAATTCAATGAAACAGAGTGTGTTAGGCTTGGGCAAGAAACTACAAAAGATATTGAACGTATTGATTCAATTCTTTACACTTACCATAACCTTCCTGAGTTTAATGCTAATAGCTCTGAACATATTAGTGCTCTTCTCTATGGGGGATCTATTAAAGTCAGACGTCAAGAAGTTATTGGTACTTTTAAAACAGGCACTAGAGCGGGCTTACCAAAAAGCCAATGGAAAGAGTACGTCATAGAGTTTGAGCGTATGATTAATCCTCTTAAGGGTTCTGAACTAGAGAAAGAAGGATTCTTTTCTAATGATGAACAGACATTACGATCTCTTAAAGGTAGTAAAAAAGCTAAAGAATTAATAGAACTTATCTTAGCTAGAGCTACATTAGAGAAACGATTGTCTTCATACTATGAAGGATTAGTAGAACTACGCAAGACTATGAACTGGAAAGAAGGTACACTACACGGTGTTCTTAATCAATGTGTTGCTAAGACAGGTAGACTATCGTCAACTAAACCTAACTTACAAAACTTTGATGGAGAAATTAAACAACTATTTGGGAGTAGGTATGCTGTTACAAGCTGATGATAAAGCACTAGAATGGGTATGTGCAGCTTATCTATCACAAGATCAAACTGCTATTAAGGAGATATGGGATGGGACAGATCAGCACACGGATAATCAGGTTAGGTTCGGTCTACCTTCTCGTCTCATTGCTAAGACATTTGTTTTCAGACTCATCTATGGTGGCAGTGCTTATAGTTATGCTAATGATCCTAACTTCACTGATACCAGTAAACAAGAAACGTTCTGGCAAAACATCATTGATGAGTTTTATAAAAAGTATAGTGGCCTTGATACCTGGCACAAAGAGATTGTTGAGAAAGCTAAAAGAGATAGAAAGATAACTATGCCTACAGGGAGGGTATATCATTATGAACCAGAAATAAGATATGGTAAAGCTAAATGGCCCCGCACACGAATCCTTAACTATCCAGTGCAAGGACTCGGTGCTGATTTGATGGCTATAGCAAGAGTTAGTCTAGCTAATAGACTAAAGAAAGTGGAAGGAACTAAGTTAATAAACACTGTTCATGATTCGATTATAGTTGACTTTGATGAGAAACTATGCGATAATAATAGTATAGTTAAGTTAGTTGATGACTGTTTTACGGACATCCCTCTTAACTTTAAGAAGTTATTTGGGGTTGAATTTAATCTTCCTATGAGGGTCGAATGTCAAGTTGGACCTAATTGGGGTAACATGGAGATAGTAAATGTTAATTAATATTGTTGATGTTGGAACACCTAGTACTAAAGCTTCATCTAATGGTAGATCTTACCAAGAGATTGAGATAACTTACAAGACTGAAAATGGTCAAGTAGCTAATAAAAAGCTTATGTCTTTTAGTAACCCATCGGTATTTAATCATATCAAAGGTTTAGCTAAAGGTGAGGTTGTTAATGTAACGACTGTTAAGAATGCCAAAGGGTTTTGGGATTGGACAGGTATTGGTAATGAAGGAGATGCACCAGTGGCTACACAAAGTAAACCAGCAACTGCTCAAGCAGGTGGTAGAGTAACAGGAAGTAACTATGAAACTAAAGAAGAAAGAGCTGCACGACAAGTGTTTATTATTCGTCAATCATCTCTATCAACTGCAGTAGAGTTACTAGGACAGGGTAAATCTGTTGATGAAGTTATTGCAACAGCTAAACAATTTGAAGCTTATGTATTTAGTAAAGATCCAAATCCTACTAAAGAAGTAAACTTTGATGACTTAGAGGATGACATCCCAGTCTAATGAAAGCACTTATTGATGCTGATATAGTAGCGTATAGGGTTGCTTGTACGCTACAAGATGATGATGCTCAGGACTTTGCGTACTCTAGGACAGAAGATCTAGTTGATCATATCCTAGTTAGTACCGAAGCTTCTGAGTATAATCTTTATTTAACGGGTAAAGATAACTTTAGGTATAGTATATACCCTGAGTATAAAGCCCACCGTCCTAAAGAGAAACCATTCTGGTTAGAACCTATTCGTCAATATCTTATTGCAACATTTAATGCAGAAGTTATTGATGGTATGGAAGCTGACGATGCACTTGGGTTAAATCAAACAGATGATACTATTATTTGTTCTATAGATAAAGATCTTCTTATGATTCCTGGTAAACATTTTAACTTTGTTAAGAATGAATTCTGTGAGGTTAATGAGTTTGAAGGACTTAAACACTTTTATAAGCAATGTCTTATGGGTGATAGGTCTGATAACATTAAAGGCATAGAAAAGATTGGTACTAAGAAAGCAGATAAAATCTTAGCTGAATGTGAAACAGAACAACATTTGTTTGACGCAGTTAGGAATGCTTATAGTAACGATGAAGAGTTTAAGATGAATGCTCAGGTTCTTTGGATTAGACAAAAAGGAAAGGAAAACTGGTTAGATGCTTATATCAAACTGTGTACAGAATAAAGATGGGTCATTAGACTTTGAGTTTCATGTAGACCCTAAGGAGGCTGCCTTCTTAATGGACTATGCTATCAAAGAACTGGTGCGTAGAGGTGTCTTTGAAGTTGCAACAGATGCCGTTGAACAGGAGTTAGACTTATTTAAAGAGGAAGGTGGTCAATTAAATTGATCATCCTCGTCTGGGTAGCTCTAATGATTTTAATTTATGAAGGAGAGTAGCATGAGTAACGGAAACTCACCAGCATTCCCATGTCAAGATAACAAGAAACAAATCTATACTGGTATGAACCTTAGGGATTACATTGCAATGGAAGCATTACATGCAATGATTGATTCTCAGTGGTCGGAAGACCCTAAAGAATTAGCTAAACAAGCTTATAAGGTCTCAAATGCAATGCTTGACGAACGTGTTAAGTATCCGTAATTACTACTATCATCACGTGGAGACCTAAAATGAAAAAGCTATTGTTAATTATTGGGCTATGCTTAAGTACAAATGTAATTGCTGAAGCTTATAAATATTTACATTACAGGTACAATCAAAATGTAATTATAACTATTTCAAACATTGATTGTGTTTTACCTGAACTTAAAAGTTTATACCCTTTAACTGCAGTAGCTACTAGGATTGACGGTGAACGTCTTCTAGCATGTTATACTCACAAAGGTGACGAAGTTGTAATACAATGGTACAAAGGTGATACAAGCAGATTCCCTGCTAATGTCTTTCTTACTAATCCTAAGATAGATGATACTTATAAGAAAGAACCTACATTATAATGGAGTGGACTGATGGCAGAATCAAAGGTTTTATTACGTCCGTGTTGCGAGGTGGGTACAGACGTTGGCCTCCTAAATACGAAACGCTCAAAGAAGCACAAACTGGTAAAAAGATTAACGAACTTACTAAACGTATGGGTATGCACTATAAGTGCAAGTCTTGTAAAAAAGAGTACCCTGCTAAACAAGTTCAAGTTGATCATATTAAACCAGTGGTTGATGTTAAAGTTGGGTTTACATCTTGGGATGATTTTATTGAAAGACTTTATTGTACCAAAGATAACTTGCAAGTGCTCTGTAAAGAATGCCACGACAAGAAAACTCTAAAAGAGAAAAAACAAAGGATAAAGAAATGAGTAAAATATTACTATTAGATATTGAAATGGCTCCTAATGTAGCCCATGTATGGGGTATTTGGGATCAAAACATTGGTATCAATCAGTTACAAGAAAGTTCTTATGTCATGTGTTACGCAGCTAAATGGTTAGGTGATAATAAGATGATGTTTGACTCTGTTAAAAAGTCTGGTGATAAGAAAATGTTAACTAGTATCCATAAGCTTCTTGACGAAGCGGATGCAGTTATACACTACAATGGTAAACGTTTTGATATACCTTCTCTTAATAAAGAGTTCTTATTGCATGGTATGTTTCCACCAGCACCTTTTAAAGAAATTGATTTACTTACTGTAGCTAAAGGTAGATTTAGATTTGTATCTAACAAACTAGACTATGTAGCACAGTCCCTAGGTTTAGGTAAGAAGACTGAACATAGTGGGCATGAGTTATGGGTACAGTGTATGGCAGGTATACCTAAAGCTTGGAAGAAAATGGAAGAGTATAACAAGAACGATGTTATTCTTTTAGAAAAAGTCTATGAACGTTTTAAACCTTGGATTAAAAATCATCTTAATAACAATGTCCTTAATGGTACAACTGACTGCTGTCCTACATGCCAGTCTAAAAACGTACAAAAACGTGGCTTTAATATAACTACAACAAGTAAGTATCAACGATACCAATGTCGTGCCTGTGGTAACTGGTTTAGAGATGGTACAAATCTTAAGCCAAAAGGCCAACAAAAGCTTGTCAATATTTAAAAAGGATGGTATAATAATACTATGGCTAAATTTCCAGAACTAAAAAAAGCAATACAAACTCAAGTGGCAGGTACACATTACAAGAAGTATGTAATTCAACCTGTTGAATTTATTACTAAAAATAATATACCTTACATTGAAGGTAATATTATTAAATACATTTGTAGATGGCGTGAAAAAGGTGGAGTAGAAGACCTTGATAAAGCCATTCATTATATAGAATTATTGAAAGAACTTAAAACATAATATGCAATTAACTTTAGAAGAGTTGAAAGAACGACTTGCAAATAGACTAGATGAGGTAACTCTTCTAGAGTTATTAAATATTACTTCTTATGATTTAGTAGAACGATTTGAAGATATTATAGAAGAACGTTACGAACATTTATGTAAAGAGATAGAAGATGACTACTAAAATACATGATTATAAAATAGGAAATTTAGGTAATCGTGTAGGTTTTTTAGAAGTAGATCTTACTGAAGAAGAACTAAAAACTATTAAAGATGAGATAAAAAGTATAAAAGAAAGCTTTAATACTTCTACTCCTCATAGAGATTTAGCAGGTAATTTAGAAAAAGAATATACATTAATTCTTTCTAAAGATGCTATTTCAAAACTCCTTAAACCTTACATTATAGAACTTCAAGAAAGAGTAGGAGTTGTTCATGATGTTGCTATTAATAAAGAGTTTTTTCCTTATAGTCTTACAAGACTTTGGGTAAACTTTATGAAAAAATATGAATTTAATCCAGTTCATATACATAGTGGTACTTTTAGTTTTGTATTATGGATAGATATACCTTATGATATAAATGAAGAAATGGCTAGACCTTCTAGTATAAATTCTAATTCATGTTATCCTGGTAATTTTCAGTTTATATTTTATAGTCCTAATAACCAAATAGAAACATTTCAAATACCAGCAGATAAAAAATGGAATAACAAATTAATAGTATTTCCAGCTAATTTAAATCATTGTGTATATCCTTTTTATACATCTGATGACTACAGAATTTCTGTATCTGGTAACTTTGAATTTGATGTTACTGAATACTTTAAGGAGTAATAATGTTTTTCTTTAAAAGAAATAAAATAATAGTAGATGCTTTTGTTACTGATGAAAAGTATATTAATTTATCACCAATAGAACGAGCATCTAAACACTGGCCTGAGTGGTTTAAAAATACACCTAATAGTTATGGTCATGGTGTTATAAAAGAATCAACAATTAAACAATGTTCAGGTATAATTGATTTATATAAAAATAGTTTTATTATGCCTTTATGGACAGAGTTTATTATTAGTGCAGAGAATGGAAATTTAACTTCTTACCCTGCTGATAGAGAAACTCCTGTAAGTCCTCATCCAGAAGATCAATGGAAAACTTATGCAGATCCTAAACAATATAAACATATTAAACTAAACTCACCTTGGTTGTTAAAAACAAAAGAAGCTATTAATTGGGTAGTTCAAAAACCCTTTTGGAATTTTAAACTTCAAGAACCTTTTTTTATTCCAGAAGGTATACTTAATTTTAAATATCAATCAGGTACTAATATTAATATGTTTGTTGATATGGAAAAGAACTTTGAAACTATATTAAAATTTAATACTCCTATACTTCAATTTATACCTCTTACAGAAAAAGAAGTTGAATTTAAATACCATGTAGTGTCAGTAGATAAATGGAATAAAATTAAAATACCTCAAATTGCTTTTAGTCTTAATTATAATAAATATAAAAAACTAATAGATGATCAAGAGTCTAAAAAGAAATGTCCTTTTGGATTTGGAGGAAAGTAATGGATAAACTTACATATTTAAAAGACTTAGGTTCTGAAGAATTTAAAACTAAAATAAAAGAACTATTAGATTCACATCTTTTTGCTTGGGAATTTAATAAACATAGTTCTTACAATGAAGATTCTAAAGATAACATTTACCAGTTTACACATGGAACAATACAAGAAGGTCATGTAGTTTGTCAGTATATACATTTTTTTACATACTTAATAAAGTTATTGAATGAACGAATAGGTACTGATGTAAAACTTCTTCATAGAATTAAAACTAATTTCTTACCAGTACAAAGTTATACTGAAGTTGATTTAGAAAAGAGTTGGCATACCGATATTAAGTTTGATAACTATTATACTTTACTTTACTTTGTAGATGACTCTGATGGTGATACTGTATTTAAAACAGATGAAGGTATTAAAAGATATAAGCCTACAGCAGGTGATGCTATTTTATTTAGATCTAATATAGAACATAGAGCAACCCCTCCTACAGGTAACAACATAAGAAGAGTAGTTAATTATGTTTTTATTATTGACAATGATACAAAAGCTTGATATAATATTATAAAAGGAATAAATAATGCAATTAACAGACTACCAACGTTTTATTCATGCAAGCCGTTATGCTAGATGGTTGCCTGATAAAGACCGAAGAGAGACATGGACAGAAACTGTAGATAGACTTGTGTCTTATCTAAAGACTAAAACTTCTACTACAATACCCTGGGATGAGTTAAGACAATCTATTATAGACTTAGAGGTTATGCCCTCTATGCGTCTACTAATGACTGCAGGGGATGCAGTTGAACGAGATAACATAGCAGCTTATAACTGTTCATACCTTGCTATTAATAATAAGAGAGCATTCTCTGAAGCTCTTTACATTCTAATGAATGGTACAGGTGTTGGGTTCTCATGTGAACGTCAAGAGATTGATAAGTTACCACCATTACCTAGTTCTTTTAAGGAGGTTGATGATGTCATATCAGTTGGAGACTCAAAACTTGGGTGGGCTAAAGCATTTAAAAAGCTATTGTCTTCATTGTGGGAAGGAGACATTCCTCAAGTTGACTACAGCAAAGTCAGACCAGCTGGAGCAAGACTTAAAACATTTGGAGGGAGAGCTAGTGGCCCTGACCCATTGCGTAAATTGTTCAAGTTCACGGTGGATACTTGCAAAGGATCTGCAGGAAGAAAGCTTAATAGTTTAGAAGTACATGACATCTTATGTATGATTGGTGAGATTGTTGTAGTTGGAGGTGTTAGGAGATCAGCTCTTATTTCTTTAAGTAACTTAACAGATAAAAGAATGCGTGATGCAAAAACAGGAGCATGGTATAATGATTACCCATACAGAGGTCTTGCCAACAATTCAGTTGCATATACTGAGAAACCCGATAGTGAAACTTTCATGGAAGAATGGGTCAGCTTGGTTAAGTCCAAGTCAGGTGAACGAGGAGTATTTAATCGAGTTGCTTCTCAAAATCAAGCAGCAAAGTGGGGACGAAGAGATCCAACTCTCAGCTACGGAACCAATCCATGTTCAGAAATTATCCTCCGTGATAAACAATTCTGTAATCTTACAGAAGTTGTTGTACGGGAAAAAGATACTAGAGATTCCTTACTTAGAAAAGTTAAGTTAGCTACAATTTTAGGTACTCTACAGTCTACACTCATAAACTTCCAATTCTTATCTGAAGAATGGAAAAAGAATACTGAGGAAGAACGTTTATTAGGAGTATCATTAACAGGTATTATGGATTGTAAAGTAACTAACAATCCTGATCCATTACTATTAGAGGAATTACGTGATGCAGCAAGAGAAACAAATAAACAACTTTCTAAAGAACTGGGTATTCCTCCTTCTGCTTCTATCACTTGTGTTAAACCCTCAGGTACCGTATCCCAGTTGGTGGATAGTGCTAGTGGCATTCATGCTAGACACAATGCTTATTACATACGAAGGGTACGGATTGATAAAAAGGATCCTATATACTCGTTCCTTAAAGAAAAAGGTTTCCCAGTGGAAGACGAAGTGTTTAGGCCTGACTCGACAGCTGTGTTCAGCTTTCCGATGAAAGCCCCTAAGAGTGCTATAACACGTAATGACATGACTGCTATAGAACAACTTAACCTATGGTTAGTTTATCAACGTCATTGGTGTGAGCACAAACCTTCTGTAACTATTACAGTAACAGATAATGAATGGCCTGAAGTAGGTGCATGGGTATGGAAATACTTTGATGAGGTTAGTGGTATTAGTTTCCTTCCTCATTCAAATCATACGTATCAACAAGCACCATATGAAGACATTACAGAAGAGCAATACAAAGAATTAGCATCCAAGATGCCTGGTAATATTAACTGGGAAGATCTTATTGAAAAGGATGATAATACCGAAGGATCCCAGACACTTGCGTGTACTGGTGGAAGTTGTGAGATAGCATAATGGAAGTATCAATTAAACCTATATGCGGTGTATCACTTGGTTTTGAGATAGTTGAGACTAAATACATGCCTGAGTTAGACGACGACGGTACTTACTTAGTCTTAGAACTTCTCATATTTAGAGTAGTAATTTCATTAACATAAGGAGATAGTATGAGTTATGATGGCGTGCAAGTAAATAAAGTATCAAATGGTTACATCGTGAATGCAACCAAACTTGATGTCTTGACTAAACAACAAGATAACAAGATCGCAGTCTTTGAAACTTTTGACGAAGTTCTAGCCTTTCTGAAGGGCTAATATGTAGTAGGGGGAGTGCAATGCTCCCCTTTTTTTATGCTATCTGATTTACAGTTACAATTGCACTAGGAGTTTCTGGTCTAGTAGGTGATGTTTGTGCACCCTGTGCTTTAATAGTAACAGCAGTATTAGAAGCTCTCCACATAAGTTCAACGTAATTAGTAGCAGCTACTTGTATATAAAAGTTTATAGCAGCAATAACATGATAAGGATCTGTAACATTCTTTCTAGGTGCTAATCCAAATATACTATTAGACTTTGGCACATCTGTACCATTTAATCTAAACCATACATCTACATCTTCTGTAGAGTTAGCCAAGTTAGATAACTGTAAACTAAACTGTATATTGTATAAACCAGCATTAGCAAATGTAATTCTAGAACTACTAACCATTGTAACATTACTAGAGTAATCAGTAGTATTAAATGTTATAGGATAAGCTGTAGTTGTACTTGCTACTGATTGTGTTGTACTATCTTGAAAAGCTCCATAGTTAGGAGAAATAAGACTATTATATTGTGAAGCACTTAAATGGTAATACTCTGTACCACCTACGTTACCACCTTGTAATCCTTGTAATGTATTATGAGCCCTAGTTTGAATAGATGTTATATTAGATCCTGTAAAGTTAAGATCATTATAATAAATCTGTCCCTCAGTCCCACCTAAACTTTGCCATAGGTTAAAGAACCACTCTCTCCACTCGTGAGCATTACTTACAGGTTGATTGGGTATTGGTGCTAATCCTTGAGCCATTAAAATCCCCTTAGTTGTCTTTCAAGCTGACGTCTAAGTGAGTCTTTAGCTGCCTCACGTTTACGTTTCTCAGTAGAAACATATTGAGCAGCTGTTGGAGATTCAATATCAATCTGACGAGCAGCCATTGCATCAAAGCCTTCACCTGTTCTATCGTTTTGAGCACGTAGTGCTTGACTTGCCATAGGCAATTGCATACCCATATAACGAGTAAGATCAGAAGCTAATGTTACAGGATCACTTTGTGGGTTATAAATAGCTTGTCCACTATACCAGTTAGTATTCATACCAAGTTGTACTAAACCACTTAATGCTGGATTAAATGTAAACACAGAGTTCATAGCTGCGGCAGGAGACTTAGCACCTTCTACTACATCTTCCATAGCATGTATTAAATGGTAAGGACCAGCACGTCTAAACTTAGCCTTGTCATTATCAGTTAACGACTTAGCCATCATGTCCATTAATGGGTACACAACTGCTAGAGCTACAGCCACAGCTGCAGCAGAGTCCATACCTTGTTTAAACTCTTTTACACCCTCAGCACCTTTTTTAATAGCACCAACTTCACGTACCATGTTGACTAAAGACTTAACCATGCCATAGTGGTATCGACTAAACACTGAAATGTTAGGGTTTTGCATGACGTAACTTAAACCTCTACCTAAGTTTTCACCTACAACCTTTTCACCTACTATTGATGGAAGTCTATAGTTAGGCATGTGTTTCTCTGCATAAACAATAGCTTCAGCATGAGATACACCTTTAGTAGCCATAATCTCTCTGAGATATTGCATATACATAATATCACGAGTAATCCACATAGCCCTGTTAGATTGTTTAGATATGTTATTGTATAGTTGTTTAAGAGATACACCCATATCATTAGCTAGTTCTTTAAACTCACCAGTCTTAGAAAATTCATTTAGACCTTTACCAAATAAAGCTTCTTGGAAAGCAGATGCTCTTGTACCAGGGGCTAATAAAGAACCACCAAGTCTAATAGTTTCTTCATAGAAATCAGTTAAATTAATTACATCATTAATGGCATCTTTACCTGTTTTTTGGAATCTTGCAATACCACCAGGAGTTACCCAACCAGATAAACCACGAGCATTATACAAGTGGAATGCTTCGTTTAACATGTGAGCTATAGGGTTAATCATCATGTTCTTAACAATGATGTTAGTTAAATTAGTTAATACTGTAGGATCCCATACTCTAGCAAAGTCATTAATAATATGAGCTACACGTGTAGGGAACATGTAACCAGCCAATGCTGGATACTTCTGTACATTCTTAGGTACCATGTAACCTTCAGGTACTTCTTGTAGTTTACCATCTGCATGAGTAGGTAAAGCAATGTCTTTCATCAGAGGAGATGCCATAAGTTCTTTAAGGAAAGCATCTTGACGTACTTCCTCACGAGCTTCATTCATCTTTTGAATTAACACTGCAAATGAGTTTCTATTATAAGTTATAGGTGCATGTGTTTCAAGTTCTTCAATAGAACCTTGAGCTAATTTACCTCCAAAGAAGGCATCACCTTCACGTAACATCTGATCACGTTGTGGCACTCTACCTATTAAAGTAGCTTTTTGATTATCCCATTTAAATATCTTACCATCTTTAGCTATTTGAACTACTTCACGTGTACCATTCTTACCTTCAACAACCCAGAATGAACGAGTCTTAGAAGCACTAGATATCTTACCTAAGTCAGGGTCAAAGCCCCCTTCTAGTTTACCACCTAGTTCAGCAAAAGTATTCTTAATCTTACCAAAGAAGTTAGGGTTTTCTATAGTACCATTCTCTTGCATCACTTTAATTTGTTCACGAGTTAATGGGTTCATCATTCTATTAAAGAAAAATTTACCATCTCTCATTTCACCTAATTGATTAGCAAGTTCAGGGTTAATGTTTTTAAGGTACTCATATGCCTTAGTAAGTTCACTAATTAAAGGTTGATAATACTTATCAAATATTACTTGTTCTGCTTTAGTTAATGGAACTGGATTAATACCTTCTAAATGCATTCTAATATTGTTTTGCATTTCAGCAGTTAAACCTTCGTTTAAGGCCACCTGGTATAGTTTAATACCTCTAATGTTATCAATCATCTTAGCATTAGCTGAGATAAATGCAGCATCTGACAATTCTTTTTCATTCTTAGGCATAGGAGGTAATCCTAAGTTATCTAAGTTAAAGAATGGATTAACAGAAGCTTGCTCCATTGCACTTTGATTTAAGTAAGACTGATATGAACTATCTTTAAACTTAAGGTCTGATGGCCCACCTTTTCTAGTAAAGTCACCAAACTTTTGATCTTTACTTAAATTTTGTTGTGTAAGATCTATAAGTTGATCTAATGCATTCTCTGTTTTAGGAGTACCAAGATACTCTTTAATGATGTTTTTAAACTCTTGCCAAGCACTAGGAGCTTTAACATCTAATAGTGGTGGTCTTTCACTTAACCATCTTTGGAATGCTTCATTAGCAAATGCTTCAGATATCATCTCTCTAGCATCAGCTAAACCATAAAAAGACTTTTCAGTTTGACTTTCCCAGAGTTCATCCTTACTTGCGGTAGCTTTAAGCTTTTCAAAGAAGTCATCCATTTGTTTAGCAAATGCAGGATCTTTATCCATTGCATTAAGAGTAGCCGCATGTAACATTTCATGACCAAAAGTATGTAAGTTAGCATGTTTATTAAGATGTAAGCTACCATCGTCAAATAGACCTTCACCTATCTTTTTCCTGTTATAAAAACCAGGGATAAGATAGCCTTCTTTATCCATTAATTCTTTAGTAGGGTTAAGTACTAAAGGTATTTCACTAATATATTTATTAGATCTAAGAAGTTTAAATAAAGCCTTTTCAATAGGAGTACCTAAGTTACCCTCTACTAAACGATCTAAAGCTTCACCAATAGTTTTAGCACCTGTTAATACATTGTGTGTATCTTCAGTTGTTAAAAACTCCTTATGAGAAATCCTAGCTTCAGGTGGTTCATTTTCTTTTAATGTTTTAAGTTCTACTTCTTTAGCACTAATTTGTTTTAAAAGATCAGCACTTTCTTTAGGGTCAGTTTCTGTTTGACGTAGTGTTTTTAATCCATCAATCTCAGATTGAAGATCACTAACTTTATTATAGTGTTCTTGTCTTCTAGTAAAGGACTCTTGCTCAGCGGCAGCAAAAGATTCTTTATTCATATATTCAAAAGCAGATTGAGGTTCTTGATGTTCAATCTTAGTTCTTTGAATCTTAAAGTCTAGATAAGACTGGAAGTCTTTAAATGTATTCTCTGGAAGGTTATATAGTTTAGTCCAAGCTTTAGTAGCAAACTCTTTAATAACACTAGCATTGTCGACTTCCATTGTAGGAACGTCTTTAATAGTTTTAATTCTTACAGAGTCTGCATTAGCTTTATGAGTATCAACTTCAGCTTCAGTAATACCATGTCTAGTTGCGTATTCACCTTTAGTCTCCTTTGAGAGGTTTATAATAGGTATATCATCTACTTGTTTAGGTACAAAGAATTCACTCTTTGAAATCCTATCAATAATAGAATCTGCTGATTCTTTTGGTTTAAAGTTTACATTTTCAAATGATACGGCTTTACCAAGACGAGTCTTGTCGCCACTTACTAATGGCATCATCATACCACTAATTAAAATACGTGATGGATCAAACTCACCTGTAACTAGTTGTGAGACCCCTTCAATACCAGCACCAAAGCCAGCCTGCACAGCAGGTTCTGCCCAAGTCTTTAAAGATTTAATCTTAGAGTAGTCACCAGTTTTAGCTAGGTCATATGCTGAACTTATTTCTTTACGAGCAGCTGTAGATAATCCATAGCCACCATATAAACCAAAGGGTAAGAAACCACCTACCATAGCTGCTGTAGGGTGTTGTGCTTCACCTTGTTCTAAAGTTTTGTTAAGTGATTCTGGAAGTAAATTCTTTTGAGCAGCACTACCACCAGCATGACCTGCTACAAAAGTACCAATACGTGCTGCAAGGTTAACAAGTAAAGGTACTACTGCTAAAGAAGCACCACCTGTTTCAGGTGCTAGGGCAGCACCAACAATTTCTGATAGTCCAAAACCAATACCAGTAGGAATAACTTCTTTTAAAGCTGTCTGACCTAATACCCTTAGAGCACCTTGTTCTTTTACTGGTTCTACTGGTTTAGTTTCAGGTTGAAGGGGTTGTTGTCCTTTTGGTTGAACAGAAGGAATAGACATCATATCATTGTAATATTGTTTAGCTAAATCTTTTTGATTTAAAGAAAGTAAACTATTTACAATTTCATCATTAAATTCTTTAGATGGTATATTTTGTTTATTAAATAGATTATTTATATTATCATAATAGTTTTTAGCTAAACCTTGTTTTTTATTGTCTAATAAAACTTTAACAATTTGATCATTAAAATCTTTAGAAAAAGGTTCTTGAGGTGTTTGATTTACAGAAGCAAGGGCTGCTTGTTGTGGTTGGTTAAATTTAAACTTGTTAGGATCATATCCAAACTTCTGACTTATAGATTGAGGTACTTGAGGACTACTAGTAGTGTCTATAACTGATGTAGGCACATCACTAGCTACATTAGGATTTGTATTAGCTGCAACTTGTATAGGAGGTGTGTTAGTAAAAGTAGATTGGTCTACAGATTCAGGTGTTGTTTGAGTTACCTTACTAGGTACTATTTCAGTAGGAGCTACTTGAGCTGTTTTAATAGGTGCTACTGGTGTAGTAGCTTGAGGTGGTTGCTCCTGAGGAGCCCCAGCAAAGTTTTGTAATGAATTTGTTTCAGTAGGTGTAGTAAATGCTAGTTGATTTTGGAATCTACGGTTTTGAATACCTTGATTAAACTCTCCCTCAACTTGATTGTACTCAGGAATCTTTTGGGCAATTTCATCATTAGAACGTTTACCATTATCAGTAAGGGCTAAGAAGTTCTTTTGACCTGTATTGTAATGAAAGTCAACTAAACTATGAACTTGTGAGTCATTCCAATCATAACCTTTAACCTTAGCAAAGTTACGAATAAACTTTTCACGAGTGTCAATATCTTGAAGTAGTCTTTGTTCTGCTACTTTCTTAGAGATAGTTTCATCTGGGCCAGAAGCTTTAGTACCATACCCAATAGAGTAATGATCTCCATCCTTGTATGCTTTTGGACTAAAAGATTCTCTATCTTTAATAAACTCAATAAGCTTATCTTTAGTAAAAGCCTCTCCCTCACTTAGAAAAGGTGATTCTTTTAACTTAGTAGTTGTTGCCATTTATTTAAGTGCGTCTAATTGTTTTTGAAGTTCTTTAATCTTAGCGTTTACTTCTGCTTGGTCTTTACCAACAGCCCATTCTTTTATAGCGTTACCTGCCTCACTTGCTACTGCTAAAGTAGCTTTACCAACTGTTTTTAAACCTTTAGCTGCACTCTTAGCCATTCTAATATCTGCAGCATCAGTAGACTCTTTTAAGGCTTCAATCTGAGCTTTAATGTTTTCTTTTGCAGCAGCACGAGTTTTAGCATCTTGTTTCTCTTGAGCAGGAGTTTTAGGTGTAGGTGTTTCATAACCACCTGCAGTATCAGTTATTGGTTTTCCTTCCATAGCAGCTGTAGTTAATTCACCAAACCTAGTGTTATCTGGTTGTGTATTAGCAGGTGCATTAACTGCAGCAGGTGCTGGGATTGGAGCTGCACCAGGCATAGGTTTAGCTCCTGGAAGAGTGCTACCTGGAGTTGCAACTGCAATATTAGGCATTGGTACATTTAATGCTTTAGCATACCCTTGAAGAGCTTTTAAGTTAGCATCATAGCTAGGTTTTAAAGCCTTCTTGTAGTCTTCATCCATTACAGAGTTAATACTATTAAGAGCTTGGAACTGTAGTTTAACGTTCTCAGCTAAGCGATTAAAGCTTACAGTAGCTTGTTCACGAGTTTCTTTAGTCATAGCTAAACCAGTATTAATCTTATCAAGATTTAACTTCTCTTCTTTAATTCTAAGTTCTGCATTATCCATTACAGACTTTTGAGAAGCAACAGCTTGTTTAATACCAAGTTCAGCTTTTTCTGCTACAGTGAGAGAATTCTTTTCTAACATTTGTAATGTTTTAATATTTTCTCTAGGGTCCATACTAAAAGGTACTTTACCAGTATAACCTAAATCATTTTTAGCACTAGCCATAGTATCATAGAAAATCTTATTAACATCAGCACCAGGCTGCTGCATTGCTTCTAAAGCATTAGTAGCCATATCACCTACTTTTTTAGATAGGGCAGACATTGTGGTAAACTTTGAATGATCAGCTTGAGCTAGTGTAAGCTCTGCATTAGCTACTTTACCTTGAAACTCTAAGGCTGCTCTAGCATTACCACCTTGTTGGAGCTTTTGAATAACACGAGTATTGTACTCATAGATATCTTTAGCTCTATCAGCTGTAGTAACTTGTTCATTTAAAGTATCTAATACCTTAGGTTTAACAGCTTCTTGAGGTGCTACTTCTGGTTTAATTTGAGCTAAGTCTATTACATTAGAAGGTGGGGTTTCTCCAAACGCTAATGGTTTATCTTGTTGCATTCTAAGAGAGTCTTCTCTTGTAGGTTTTTCACCCTTAAACGAAGCAGTAGTACCATAGTTACCTATTAATGTTTGAGCTGTAGCAGGGTTAGCAGATGGATAGTCTAAACCACCTGGAGATAAATCATTCTCAACTGTAGTATCTTCTTTAGACATATAACCAGGGGGTGCTATAGGAACTGTAGTTTGTATAGGTTTATTACCTACTTGATACCCTTTGAGTCCTAATGAGTCACCTTGTTGATAGACACTAGGATTTACTGGTTCTGTTGTGGGTGTATTATTAGCTCTAGCATTATCTGCAAGTTGTCTTTGTTGAGCTTTAAAGTCTTTTTCTCTTTGCATTTCTTCTGTTACTGACTTACCCGCATCATCAATAGACTGTTCAAACTTCCTTTGTCTAAAGGCACTAGCAAGCTGGAAGCCCGAAGATAAACCTTCACCAAATGATTGTGCCATAATTATATTCCTTAATTAAATAGGTAGTTTAGAGTAGTCAACCATATAACCTATATTAGTCATATGTACAGCATCTTTATATTCAGGAATCTTAAGAAGATCCTGAGCCATAACACCAACTGATTTAATATAAGACCAAATATAGTTAAAGCTATAAATCTTAATACCGTTAATAGTATTAATATGTTTAATGTTAGTTTTAAGGTTTCTATCAGACACTGTAGCACCCATTGTTGCAGCGTTTCCAAAAGGATTACTCATAGCTAACCCAGCCCCTACAAGAGTACCAAAAATACCAGGTACTTGACTTGGGCCTGTAGATTGTGATGTACTTGAATTTGCTACCATACCAGCTCCAGAAGCTGATATAAGGTTAGTAATCATTCTTTGCATATAATCACCAGTATACTGATTTTGAAAGTTATTAATAGCTAAATTTTCAGCCCCACTAGGACCTATTCCTGTAGCGGCAAATCTTCTTGAAAGAGCGTCTTGTCCCATTTGACTACCCAACATAAATCCTGGTTGACTTTTAATATAATTAAGAGAAGGACCTCCACCTAAAAGCATCTCAGAAAGAGCTGATTCATAAGGAGCTCTTGTACCTTTACCAAAAAAGTCTACAGGTTGAGAACTTGATGAGGATGATCCTCCTCCACCTTTACCACCACCATAGAAAGTAAAAGACTCTACTAAAGTAGTTACCCAATTAAATAAGTTAAACATCTTGTACATTGTTAGTTCTCCAGAGGTAATTCATAAAATATAAAACGTTTAGTATAACCATAGTTAGCCCAGACTCTTTCCCAACCAGGACGTCCATAGCTATCAATTAATTTACAACCATTGTCTTTACCAAATTGTTGCACTATTTTAAGCATAGGTTCTTTCCATGTTTCAAACTCAATGCCTGCTAAAAAGTGTACAGTTAAAGCTGTCATTCTAGGGTACTTAATTATTTCAGTAACTACAGCACCATAAATCTTTTTATCATCAAAAGCAATCCAAAGTTGTTGTGGTTGCTTTAGTAATCCTTCTTTAATATCTTCAGCTTCAAATCTACCATAAGTATACTTAGCTGCTCTTTTCATATAGCCTTCAATAAGAGGCCACATAGTTTCAATGTGTTTTGTGTCTACTATAGATACTTGCATAGACTATTCTTGTTTTAGATCCAGTCTACCATTAATATTAAATTCTACTTTTTCTAAACGTAATGGGTTATTTCCTGTATATAAATATTCATAAGCTCTACGTCTAAATCTACCAAGTTGATATAAACAAGGTTTTTGTAAACTTAAGTTTATACTTCTATATCTAGACCAATGTTGATAATCATCTTCAGTATGCCTAACTTGTAGTACATCATTAATGTTATCACCAAATATAGTTAAACCATATCCAGTTTTAAAAGCATATGTATCAAAGTCTATACGGTCAGTTACAATACGCATTTTAATAGGCCCAAAAGGGTCTACATAGTTATTAGGACTTAATGTAAATACTAAACCATTAATAGCATCTAATACATAGAAGTTACCACTGTTAAATGGAAATTGTACTACAAAAGAACATTCAAAGTAGTGCTCATCACCACCAATGTCCTCAGTACTTGTAGTCCAGTAGTGCCATTCTTTTTCATTTATATCATATACAAGTGTAACATTTTGATCTGTTAATACAAGTCCATATAAAGTATGGCCAGCAATTTTATATAACCAAGAGTAGGTACCTGTTAGGTCACTAGCATTTAAATAAGTCTCAACGGCTTTAGAAGATACTCTGATTGGAGATAAGCCATCAAGCATATAGATACCTCTGCCTCCTTCAACTACAGTTCCCATCCAGATTAAACTTTGTTCTGGGTTTTGAATACTATTACCATCAGCACACCCAATTTCTAAGTGAGCAGACTGGTTAATATTTAACACTGAACCTGTAGGATTACCAGCATCATAGAAAAAATCAGCTGTCCACTGTTTAAAAGCAATAACATAATTAAGATGTCTAGCTATAGCTTTACCTTTATCTCCTTCTGATTTAGCTGAAGTATAGTTTAAAGGTCCCCAGATATTTGGATTTTCATTGTCAGATTGCCATACTTGACCTTCAGAGTCCATAGCAAAAACATAACCATCAAGGTATACTAAACCTGGTACAGGGTTAAGAGGAAATGAATTTAAATAAGGAGTAGCTACAGCAGAACCACCCACATCAAATACAACAGCTAAAGTACCTTGATAGTTAGAACCAGAACTTGTAAGTGTAACACTTGTTACAGAACTTCCATCAGAAATATAAGTACCACCCGCACCAGAACCACTAACAGAACCTGTAACTGTAAAAGTACCAGTAGTTGCTGTGTAACCAGATCCTCCACTTACTAATGTAACCCCTGCTACTTGATTATTAATTTGTACAACAAGACCAGTAGAATCCATAGAATAACCAGCAACCTGATCATGAAATACCATATAAGGACGTGGTGCTGTTGTAGCTAATGTATTAACCCAACTAACATTTAACCCACTCATACCTGTAAGTACTTCAACTGAATTACCACCAGTAATACTATATAATTTAGTATTAGCAGCTGCATATAAATTATTATTAAATGCCCAAAGACCATTACCATCAATAGGTAAGGCAGGGGTAATTGGGTAAGGGGCTTTACCTGGTCGTTTAATAGCTAATGTTCTACCGTCAGCCATAGATTCTTTAAAACAATTAACCATCTTAGCATCTTTGCTAAAATTGTTAGTACGTTGTTTTATAGGCGTTGTTAACGGAACATTAACAATAGGTATTAACGGAAGCTCCTATTAAACCCTGATCTTACATCTGGTTGGAAGAATGTTGAAGTCCATTCAATATCCCAATCCATTAATTCATTCTTAAGCATATTTGCTTTTTGTTCGTAGTATTGTTTATCAGTAAGAGTCTTTTCATAGTCTGATGCAAGCTCTGCAACTAGACCCCATTTAAGAGCTAAGAACCATTCTGATGGGAAATCAAAGTTTTGATTAGAACTTGTAATATCTTCAATAGGTGTTTGTACAAATAAATGTAAATCATAATTTGTAGCTGTAAAAGTATTAGGAGTTAAGAATACACTAAGTTCTCCATAGTCTCTCCAAGACTTATAGTATACAGTGTTTACATTACCCTGTGATTGTTTAGCACCCAAGATATTATACTCTTGTTGTGAGATAATAGTCATTGGCATATCTGTATTTACATTTAGAAGAGAGTCTACTCTTATAGTTGCTGGGGTTGTGTAAGCACCACCTTGCATTGTTAATATGTCTCCAACAGAGTATGAACTACCTCCAGTGTTAGCAAGTTGAACACCAGTTACATAACCAGTTCCTAAAGTAAGATTACCACCAAAAGTTAAATTAAAAGAGGCACCAGAACCTAGACCACCTGTAGCAGAAACAGGATTACTAGCAACAGCTGAATAACCTGACCCTGGAGATACTAAAGCAATCTTACCAACTGAATCAGTAGAGTTAGATAAGTTTCTTAAGTAGGCTTGGATAAGTCTTAAAGGCTTAGCAGCATTATAATCATAAGTTACTGAAGGTCCAATAGTATAAGAAGTTTGATTAGGAACTAAAGGTAACGTATACTCTTTAATAGTCCATATTTTCATACCTTCTGATTGCCATTTCTTTAAAATAAGATTTAAAGAAAAAGAAGAGTTTTCTAAAGTAGTAGCGGATGGCTGAGCCCCCTCTTCAAGAACTGACAAACTACGTAAAGCAGCTTCAATAATTTGATCTCTGGTAACTGTAAATGTAGTAGTACCTGAAGTAGCCATACTTATCCTTTATTTTTACCTAATAGTTTTTGTATTGTCTTTGTTTCGTAGATACGAATTAAAGTCCATACAATAGTAAATAGAGCTGCAATAGCAGGTAGTACTTGCATTACTGTTCCAACTGCTGTAGCTATTGATGCAGTATCTAATACATGTTTAGTTGATTCTTGTAAATGTTCCATTATAAGTCCTTGGGTTCCCAGCCATATATCTCGGCTATTTGATATGTTAGTTTATAGAAGTTTTTGTTATGGAGTTCATATCGTTTACCCTGAAGGTATAAAATAAGATGCACCATTTCATGTGCCATTGTTTTCTCAAGGGTTTGTAAATAACTCTGTTTAGCTGAACTGATTGTTATACAGTGTGGTTCAGGTTGGTATTGACCATACATTGCAGGATCATCTACAACTAAAAACTCTATCTCGGAAGGGGTAGGTAACTCATATTTGTTGAAAGGTGGGAGTTCACGTAACATTCTATAAACTGCTTTACACGATTCAAC